GAGTCGTTCTGGTTGTATATAGAGTCTGTTATAGTATAGTCTTCATCTTCCTCGTAAGAGTCAGTACAATAAACCTTGTCTCTATACCACAAAGTACTTCCGTTTTTTATTTCTATATTATAAGTTGCGTTGTCCTTCAATATACTGAAAGTAGCGTCTATACTCATAAAATTACCATCTTTCGTAGCGTCTACTGAAATGGTTTCAGACTTGTTAGTTCCATCTCTTGTTATCTTCAAACTGAGAGAATTTGTTTCGGTTGTGTACCTAGGCAAAAACTTAATTGTTTGAGAATTAGTGTTAGGTAAAAGTCTTATCATAATAATATAACTATAAAATCTGGAATTGTTCCAAATAAAAAAGGGTAACATCTCTGCTACCCCTTTTCAGAACTATTCTAAATACTAATTAGGTTCCCTCTGTAACTGTAATTGTACCAGTTAAAGCAGCAAATTCAGAGAATGGGAATCCAGCAGTACCTTCATTTGCATTAACAGTACAAAAGTTAGGTGGAAGAGGTTCTTGCGCAGTAAGAGTCAAGTTGTATCCGTTGAAATCTCCTAGAGCATTCCCAGTAGAGAAAGTTCCAGTAGTAACATCACATCCTTGTACTTTACCCATCAAAAATACGTTGTCGTTATAGTCTCTAACAAAAATGTGAGGGCGACCATATACTAACAACTTGATTTCTTTGTGGTCTTCCTTAGTTAAGCGCTTCAAAGTAATATTCAAAGTTTGCTCAAAGAAGGTAGTTCCGTTTTCACGAGAAGAAACAACATTCGTTTCAAACGAGTTGTTCCCTTTTACTTCATATTTGAACGCAGTAAGGTTGTTTGAGTCATCACCAGTCATATCAGTAACTTCGTCATCTGTAAGAGTAACTGTTCCCAATCCTCCGTAGTTAACAAAGTAAACCTCTTTTATCCCAGCAATCGACTCGGTACAAGCTTCCTTACGCCCTAAAGTTAAATCACAAGCCATATTGAGTTTTTTTTTATAAATGGCGAGCGAACCCGCCCTTGAATTAATTATTAAGAGTACAATACGATGTCAGAACCGATTCCATACTGAACCGCACTTCCGAATCGCATAACTACACGAACGTTTTGAGAACCATCGATGTCAGCCATATCTATTACTTTTACTTCGTTTCTGTCAGATAATAATCCAGTTCCGAAGAATAAGTTAGATTTTTCAGCAGCCACCATTCGGTTGTCAGCTAGACCATTCGCTACGAATACCTTAACGCCATCAAAGCTTAGGTTTCCGCCTCCGTACCATAGAGTACCTTGGTCATTTACCCCAGCAGCTCCTAAGTTGCTAGCAAACCCTCCTAAAGCTCTTACATAAGCTCTAGCTACGTTTTGAGACACATAGAGGTGTAAGTCTTCACTTCCGTATAATGCGGAAGGAATAGCGTCAACTACGCTGCCCATTTGAGCGATTACGTTAGAAGAATCAACAGAAGCAGCATTAACATCGATTACGTCAGAATCAGCAGCCATAAGCGTAGTTAATCCATCAAACTCTCCGTTATTAGAAGCGTCTCCTCTCCAGATGTTTTGCTCAGTTTTTTGAGCTACTTTTGCAGCAACGTGACCGATTAAGAAGTCAGCAAATTTAGGTGGCATATTCTTGTAAGAAGAAAAACCTAAAGAAGCAGATTCCCAGTCAGAGATATAGTCAGACTTACATACTTGCAAGTTAACTTGTTGCTCTGCTAAAGTAAGCACACGCTCAGTTAAAGTTAATGTAGAAGTTGGGTCAAAGTCACAAGTAGCATCTTTTACGATATCGTCAGTAGATACTTTCTTGATTACCTCTTTGTGAGAGATATTTGGTTTTACAGTAACACCACCATTTGAGATAGTATTACCTTCCAACAACGCAGCGGCAATATATTCGCCAGCGAACTCTCCGCTATATGTTGTTGTGATTGATTGAGTAGTAGCCATTTTATTTACTTTTTTTTACAGTTTATTAAATTTCAGCAGCAGCTAATTTACCAGATGCAAGAGCGTTACCAAATGCGAAGTAATTAGTTCCATCAGATTCGATTTGAACAAAGTCTCCAATGTTTGCTCCAGAAGCTACTGTGATTTTGTCAGCAGCGTCAACATCTGCAACAACACCAGCAACGATTAAAGAACCCTCTAACTTGTCTCTGTGGTCAGTTGGAGTTTCGATAACGATTGCTCCTGTAGTAGCAGCAGAAACTACAAATTTTAATTGTAGTCCTTCTTTAGGCGCTGGCAAAGTAATAGTTGCAGCTCCTCCAGATAATTTGAATACTTTACCGCTGTCAGCAGCAGTTAAAGTTTGTGTACTTGCAGCTTCGTATTTTGAAAAGATGCGAGTAACGTCATTTGAAATAGTAGTTGCCATTTTCTTGATTAATTAAATTTATTTTTTTCCAATACGAGCCATTACTCTATCAAGAGTAGTTTCGTGTCTATTTTGAGAGAAATTGAATTGAGCTTTTTGCTCTACTTCATTCTCTGGAGTATGAACCATAGGTTCTACTTCTTCCTCAACAGCAGATAGTTCTTCTTTGGGTACTTCCATTTTTTCCTCTTTGGATTCCATCATACCCATCATTTTTTCTACCATAGCTTTAACTTCTGCAAGTTCTTCTTTGGTAGCATACATCTTTTCGTTGAGTTCTTCTTCCGCTGGCTCTTCAACAGAAGGAGTCTCTTCGTTAAGTTCCACATCTTCAGTAGACTCAACAGGCTCTTCAACTTGCTCCTCTTGGAGTTGTACTTCTTCCTGTTCAACAACAGGCTCTTGTACAGCTTCCTCTTCAGAACTAAGTAGAACGCCTTTCAACTTTTCTACGATTTCAGTCGCTTTCATAATTTAAAATATATTAATATTACTAATTAAAGGTTAAGTGTTGCATTTTTATGCTTTCTTCTGGATTATAAACCACTCAGTTCCATCACTCCACACAGCAATACCTTCATAGGATTTATTGATTCTGTACTTGTTTGAACTTCCATCAAGTGTTTGCCCTGAAGCGGGTGTTAAATCAACGTGAGTATTTGACTGAAACGAGTCATCAGATATAAAACGAATGAATCTGTATGTGTTATTTGAAGCTGTAGCGTCAGGCAAAGTGTGTACTGCCGTTCCTGATCCACCTGTCCAAGATAATTTGATTATAACAGAATCGTCATATGAAGACTCTCCTAAATCAACATCCAATCCATCTTCCGCTGTTATTGTAATGGGAGATAGATATTTTTGAGCCTTCTTTACAGCAATCGGTTCTGTATATGTTTTTATATCATCTACACTTGCTTTCACAGTTGTAGCGCTTTGTACTACTGGTATTTCTTCTGAGCCAGTTATCGTAGATGCGCCAGTAAGTTCACTAATCTTTTTATCAGCCATTATTGAAATAATTTATGTCCTTGTTCTTGTACTATTTTATTTTTGTCCTCCGTTAGCAACGAAAATAGCGTCTGAGAAACACTACCAATGCCTTGAGCGTGTAATGAACCATCACAACAATTCTTAGAATACGTTTTGCCATCTTTGCAAAGACAACCTCTTCTTCCTCCTTTTGGAGATGACTTAGAACCTATATATTTTTTAGCCATTACTTAGGAGATTTAGGGTGTTTAGATGGAAGCACATCATAATCAGTAGTATACTTTGGGTTTTGTGGTCTTCCATTCTTTACTAGATAAAGAAATGCGTTAACCCTAGCAAAAGCCCATTGACTAGCGCTTCTAACCTTTGGAGAATGAGATGTGTTAAAAGCACCGAGACCACGCTGAAAAACACTAGACAACTGACCCACAGTAACACCATAACCCAATTTTTCTTTATACTTTTTATTAAATTCATCTGCTTTATTTTTTAGTGTTGCTCTGTCTTTTGCAGAGACTTTTGCTCCTGTTTTACCAGAAGCATCACCTTTAGCAGAACCTTTTCCTTTTGGATTCTTATTAGGAGTATCAGACTTGGGTGCTTTCTTAGATGGAACTATTCCACCTCTTTTGCCAACCTTAGCAAGTTCATTAAGTCCCTTTAGTTTTGACTCAACCCAGTTCTTCATACTCTTACCACCCCATAGTAGGTATGAGATAGTACCACAAGCTTCAGGGTCACTAGCATCATAATATGTTTCTGCTCTTGACAAATAGCTGTAGATTCTTTTTAATGTTGACAAGGTAAATTTAGAACCTCGTGCAAGCTGTTGCGCTCTCACTTTGCCTACTTGAGTAGCGCACTTGTTATTTACTTTCTTATTTAGTTCGATTCCACGTTTAGCGTTATTAGACGCTGATTCTGGATATCCTCCATAGGACTCTAGTTCTACTTCTCCCAGAGCAGCTAGAGCTTCTAATAGTTCAAACTCTGCATTGAGTTCTTCTAACTCAGAACACTCTTCACAATCTCCTGTGCAAGAAGCACAAGCGTTCTCTGGTAAGGATTCTTTTGGTCTTTCAGCTTTATCAGCAAAGTAACCTTCTATGGAAAAACCTTTTATTTCTCCTTCTTTTACTTTAGACCATATATCATCGTTATAGACTTTCATAGAAACCATCCAAGTTCCTACAGGGACATCAAACC